ACAGATAAGGGGGCGGTTGCAGCTATTCGTAAGTGGTTAAGAGAAAATGGGGTGGAACCATGATGAACACAATGGAAATTAAGGGCTACAAAGCCGTGATAAACTATGACCCGGAGATTGATATGTTTCGGGGTGAATTTGTTGGTCTAAACGGTGGGGCTGATTTCTATGGCAGAGACATCGCCGGATTGCGGCAAGAAGGCGAGATTTCGCTAAAGGTTTTTCTCGATATGTGCCATGAAGATGGGGTAGAGCCGCGCAAAGAATATTCCGGCAGATTCAATCTTCGCGTATCGCCGGAGTTACACGCCGAAATGGCGGCCAGGGCAGTCGCCGCAGGCAAAAGTCTTAACCAGTGGGTTACGGACATTCTGAACCAATCCATTCACGTTCATTGAGATATTGGCAAAATCGCCCTGGCTCTTTTTGAAAGACCCCTCGCGGGGCATCAAATGGCAGGATGATGGGGAGCGAGGGGTCTTAAGGCAAGGCGGGCGTCTGGTTAAGGAAAGATGACCAACAGACGACCATCCCTGAGACACGGACATTATAGTCCATCTGTTCTTCCGGCGCAAAAAGGTATCACCCTACCTGAATCGCAGAAAAAACGCTCTACGGCGATTGTAGTGCGTCTGGCGGCAAACTGTAGAGCATCCAGGCGCATCGGTATTCAAGGCGCAAAGATAAATCAAGTACCCTTAGGGTACACTCGCGTAAAAAGCCCGCCTTGCTTCTACCTGGCTCGGTGGCTCCCTTAACTCCGGCTTGACCCAGACCTGATACCTGGCGCGATGTCCCGGCAGCTTGATTCGCTTGGCGGGTAGAACTGCTTTTAAAGCCAACTGGTAGACCCGCGATTCGGATAGTCCAAGAATCGAGGCGGCTTCTCTAACGGTCAACCACCCTTCCGGCTCAACCTGAGCGATACATTCAACTTCACGCCTCGACAAGATGTAAACTGGTCTGCCATCCCGCTTTAACCGTACACGGCGGGCTGATAGATGGCCTTTGCGGATTCTTTCCCGAATCCCCTGGGCGGTCAGCCCCAACAATTCGGCAGCTTCGGCAGTAGTCATCGCGTCAGGGTCGTCCAGGAATGTTCGCGCGTCATCAGGCAAGAGGTCAGGTTTGCTAACCCTGGGTCTGTAGGCGCGTACTTCGGCTTCGCTCAGAATGTGGTAACTGCGCGTCCGCACACCACGCATTTTGCCATAACTACGTAGTCTACCTCTGGCAATCAATCGGGCCACAGAATCCTGTTTCATCCCCAGGATTTTGGCTGCTTGCCATGTAGTGATTGCATCTTCCCGCAGTATGCCGCCTAATATGCCCATATTGTTAGTAGGTGGGTAAAATCAGTTCTTCGCTCAGATGTTCAATTGTGTTTTGCGAGTATCGGGCGCGAAGTTCTAATGCCAACTTCTGAACCGGCGTAGGCTTCTTGCCGGCCATCGCTGCCGCGCTCAGCCGGGCCGCCTCTAACAGCTTGACTAAATCATCGGTGGGATAATGTTTGTAATCAAGCCTCACGTCCGCGCCCAGTTCGTCAAACACCCGGCGTATATGGCTAATGTCAATGCCTTCCGGCTCGGCCAATCCTGCCAAAGAATCGAAAACGGATTGACAGTTGACTATCAAAACCAGTGGCCCGGCTAACCCCGAAGCTGCCGTAAGACATTGCTGGATTGCCAACCAGGTCGCCTGTTCTTCTTCAACTTGGTGGGCGAATCGCGTGCAATTTGCGCCATCCCGAATCGTCCCTTCTTGTTTGATGATATAAGCTGTCAGGGCAAAGCAACGGTCTACGCGGCCCATCGCTGCCAGGTGAATCATTCCTACGCCTCCGCAAACAGATTTTGCAGCAAGACCTTAACCCGGAATAGGTGGTCTGGCACAGGAATGGTGTAATCCGGCTCAAATTCAAGTTCGTTAGTTATGACGACATTGCGGGTATTGCCGTCAATGTCCTCAAACGCGATAGACTGTTTGCCCCAGGCAATTCGCAGGTCGTTTACGTCGCCAAAGCCTGCGGGGGGATTCTGCCGGTGACATAATAAGGTGATGTCCCACGATTCCTGCCGAAAGGCAAGGAAGTCCTGGATAATGACTTTGCCGGTTAGTCCCAACTCAACCTGCCGGTGGGGGGTCTCCATGCCTTTGTAGTCCCGCCGCGAGAGGTAATATCGTTTATTGTCTAATAGAACGGTTATGCTCATTATCGCCCCGGCGAATAAATCTGGCTCATAACACTATTCAAAACGATATTGCCCACCTTTTCACCGTCCATCTCGACAACCAATTCCTTGTTAAGCGATAACAGCTTTTTGATTTCCTCGAGCGCGGGTAGTAAAATCGAGGCGTCGCCTCGAACTTCTTGCGTGCCTGGTGACGGGGGGAGCCACCGGGTTGGGATGCCGCCTCCGTCGCCGGTGTCGGTGGCAAAGCTAAAAGCATCCTCAAGCTGCCCGATGGGTGAAAAAGCCTTGACAATCCCTTCGAGATACGGCGTTGCATCGAAGCCGGTCAGTTTCTCCACGAACCCGGATAAGATGCTGATGGCAAGCAATTCCCCCAATTCAATGAGCCTGGGAACCAACGAACCGGCAGCGACAACCAGCGTTTCGGCCAGGCCGAACATCAAATTATTGGCCCTTTCTTGATTGGTAACCTGCAATTGCAGCGAATCGAACAGGATACCCCCGATTGTTTGGCCCAGGGTATTTATCCGCGTCTTGGCGTCGTCGCTTCCGGCCCACGTTTGTAAATTGTCCAACACCGGCGCGAGTTTCTCCCCAGCAGCCTCTGAAGTCGTTGCCACCCATCCCCAAAAAAGTGTAGACCATTCATCGAGCGTAGCGGCGATGGTGGGCCAGTTTTCTTTCAGATAGAGGGTTATCGAATCGAGTAGGCTATTGAGATTCTCTGGCCCGGTGGCTTCGGTCAGGTCAAGCCAGTCCCAAAAATCAATCGCCCACCCGTTAAGCGTCGGGTAGATTTGTTCGAGCCATAGGGTTTGTAAGTCAGATACTAATAGGTCAAAGACGCCTTGCAGTCCGTCCTGGTCGTAAGCGGCGGCGATGCCGGTCAGAAATTCTCTCAGACCGGCAAATCCTTCGTGCGCCAATCGAAGAATGGTCGGCAGGGCTTCTTCGGCGTTGCGGGCTAACCACGCGAAAAAGGCAACCACTTCGGGCGCGACTTCGCCTACAAAATCTGTGCTGGATTGCACAAACATTCGCCAAATCGGGAGCCACTCATTGCCAATGCTCAACTTGACGCCTTCAATCGCTGAGTTAAACAGGTCGAAGTCGCCTTTGAGTGTATCAAGCTGTTGGGCGGCAATATCGCTGGCCTGGGTGACATCGTTTTCCAGGGCGGAGGTAAACTCCGCCAACTCGCCCTGCCCGGCAAAATTTATCAAAACAGAGAACGACGCGCCGGCCCGCAAGCCAACCAACTCGTTCAGCGCGGTTACGCGGTCTGCTTCGCTTAACCCATCTAAGCCAGCACGTAACTCAAGAAGAATCTCGTTCAGGGATTTGATATTGCCTTCGGAATCGGCCACTTCAATGCCCAATTGCTCCATCAACCTCTTCCCTTTTTTGGAAGGGTCAAGAAGCCGTATCAAGCCGCTCCTCAATGAAGTTCCGGCCTGTGAACCCTTGATGCCGGCATTACCGAGCAGACCAACGGCGGCGGCGGTTTCTTCGAGGCTTATCCCCATATCGGTAGCGATTGGCCCGATATATTTCATCGCCTCGGCCAACTCAGACATATTGACGTTAGAGTTGGTAATTGTGCCGGCCAGCACGTTATTAACGTGGCCGGAATCTTCCATGCCGAGTCGAAACGCTGCCATTATGTTGGTTACAATATCCGCAGCGCGGGCGAGGTCGAGGTTGCCCGCTGTGGCGAGGGCCAGCACATCGGGAAGAATCGCAATGCTGTCAGCTGCATCGAGTCCAGCCATCGCCAAAAATTCAGTCGCCTGGGCTACTTCCTGGGCTGTATATTGTGTAGTGGCTCCAAGGTTTTGAACCGTAGCGTCAAGCTGTGAGAACTCCTCATCGGTGGCCCCCAATAATGCCTTGTTGCGGGCCATTTGGAACTCAAACGCCTCTGCCGCATCAACGCTCGAAGAGATGGCTGAACCAAGCCCGTAAGCTACAAGGCCCAACCCGGCAATACCGGCCGTCAGGCCAATGGTCAGCGGGTTCAGAGTGAAAAACGAGCCAGTCAACGCGCCCAGGGCCGAGTTGAGGCCAAGCAGGTCGGCTGTGCCGTTTACGTCAATTATTACAGAGCCGTGAATTGAACCTAATTCTTCAGCCATTTACTACATCACCTTATTGGTGGGGGTTTTGATTCCAAAAGCGTCCAAAACGCTTTGCCCCTTTTCAAGTTTGACCACAGGTACATTCTTTTTGTACCCTAAGGGCGCGAATCCTTGTTGGGTATCATCGCTCAACAACCGCCTGAGCAAAGCCTCCGGGTTCTCTTTGTTCTTACCCTTACCCCTTGCGGCGCTCTTGTTCAAGGCATCCTCGATACCATTGCCAAAGGTGAACACGGCCAAATTGAATTGGAGTTGCTCCCAATCGCCCAACCACTGAGGCAGGTTCAAGGCTTCGCTTGGGAATCTACCGTAAGTTTGGCAGAGCCGGTGCAAATACCAAACTAATCTTTTTTTTCAAGAATCCGCCGCAACGGGAATACAGATTGGTTAGCGTGTTGGAAAATCTTGACGCGCCAGGCGAAGGGAATGTCGTCAACCTTGATACTATCCCCTGCGCCATCCGGCGTGATTCGCGGTTCAACAACTGAGGCCATAACGACTACGTTGACCAATTCCGCATATTGCTTCAAATCTTCCTGAGTCATTGCGGCGAGATTGGGCCTGCCCAGAATTTGCGCGGTCTGGCCGGATAGATTGTCTGGGATGTTGCCTTGTTGAATCAAGTCCATCAAACCAACCCGCTTAAGTTTGACGACAGGGCCGCCCCTATCCAATTCGTACTCTTGTGGTTCAAGGGCAGTTTTAAACTGCTTCGTTAAGTCGTTCATTGTTATGGAAAACTCAGTTCAGCGTCGGTTTGTAACTTCTTTAAAACGTACAGTCCGTCACCCTCGTCAAGAGCGATACCCTCGCATTTAGTAAGAAAGAACTCGCCGTACTTGAATTCACCATCCATCTGGGTAATTTTGGCGTTTGGGATTAAGACATGGGTTGAATCGCCCCGGTCGCCCAGACTCCGGCCAAGAATTTTGAAGTAGGGTGCAGTCCGGCCCGCGTTGCGTACCATCGTTTCAATCTGGTCGGGGTCAACCCCGGTTACGGTCACAGACTCGCCGGCGATTATAGCGAGAGCCTCAAGCGAAATACCGCCTTCTTCCAGTGTCCAGTTTAGCGAGATGGGGTAAGCCGCTGTAGCAACGATGCGGTCAGCCCCTTCCAGTTGCGCGTTGGTGTGATTTTCGGTAAAGGATAACATCCGGGGGGCGCGTAAGGAGACCACCTCCTGTTCATCGGCTGAGATGAGCATTATTTCTCTTAAGCCGAAATTATAGCCCTGCACAATGTCTGTCATTTTCTTAGACCTCCAAGATTTGTCTGTTAATGATTAATTGATAACGCTGCAAGCCAAGCCTGCATTTGAGTGTATTGTCCTCGAAATTGCGCCGGTCATAGGCGCAAGTTACTCGCCAAAGCCCATCAAGACCAGGCAAGCGGGTGTCGTGGAGTAAGGTGTATACCTGCCCCATTACCGGCCCAATCTGGTTGGCCTCTGGCCTCTCATAATAGTAAATCGCCGCAATTGCGCTGGCGCTGTGAATGTATGGCCCTTGGGGGGTCGTATCATCCAACTTAACCAGGGCGCAAGGCAGTAATTCGCCGTTCTGGTCAAAGCAATCTTTGTGGGTCTGGCGAGTGATTTCCAGGCCGGTGTGGAAGCCACCCGGCAAAGTAATCCCATTTGCAGCGATATGAGAGATGATTGCTTGTTCAATCATTTGAATATCACTTCCAGGTCTTCCCGAAGGTCGGGTATAATTTCCCGCAGCGACTGCATGATGATGGCGTACTTGCCAGCGTTGGCTAACTCAAGCCATTTACCATAATCCACCGAGTGGGCCAGATGGATATAGACCGTATCACCCTGTTGCTCAACTTGAGAAAAAAGACCCTGCCGAGCATTGCTGGTTCTATCAATCCAGGGCGCATTCTGCCGGGCATAGTCCTGGGCCTTTTGGCCGTTACGTTCAGCTACAGCGACTACAGCCGTGATGACTCTTTGCTTCACATTCCTGGTGTTGAAGCTGCCTGTTAGTTCTGCTCCGGCCATTAACTAACAATCCTTCCTTGTGCGACCGTAGCCACCTGCCGATTTGGGTTTACAGCAACAACTTCAATGAGATTGCCGCTGGAGTCGTTGAATCTATCGCCGGTGGCAATATCCAGGTCAACGCTTCCCAGAATGACCACATCGGCAACAACTTGTTCACTGGTCTGGTTATCCAGGGTCAGAGCGCGAGCTTCGGCCCTTTCCAGCCTGACCGTTTGCGGATTCAAGGTATCCGTACCGCGCCGGATTTCGATTGATTCGTCACGCATTGCCAGGATGCGGCTAAACTGCCGCCCGGCCAGTTCTTCGACCGTTGCCATTAAGGTAACTCCCACATCGAGGTCGGTTGCGGCACAACCTCGCGTTCCACACGCTCGATTCGCGCTTGCCGCATCACCGTGCCAATTCTGGCTTTGATGGCGTTCAAGTAATCTTGATACAAAGAGTTGGCGCTGTTGTCCATCCCCTTTGTGTCAACCCTGACCTGTCCAATTTGATACGAAAAACCACCCTCGCCGCGCAGGTCATCAGCTTGTAACTTCAAGGCGATAATCTCAAGGTCTTCCGGCTCAAGGTGGGGGTAAGCATCATCCACCAGAATATGCCGGGCCGCATACCAAATGTGTGCAGCTTTAAGGGCCGGTTCGCTGATGAAGTGAAGTTGACCAGCCTGTATGAAGAAGTCGGGCAGTTGCCGTTTTTCTCCCAGGCTAATGATAAACAGAAAGTCATCCGGCAATTCAAAGACCTGGGGCGGCAAGCCTTCAACCGGCCCAATCTGGGCATACCGCTTCATCTTGAGCCGGTTGGAAAAGTCCTCAATCGCCGCTTGAATCTGTGTCTGGCTGTTCTGTGGAAACCGAGTTGTCAGTTGTTCCAACGTCACTGTCATCGGGTATTACCTCTTTTTTGGCCCTTCCACGCCTTGTTTTTGGTTGGGTGGCCTCAGCTTCCTGGTCGCTGGCCTGCTGTGGAAAGAAAGTTTCGTAAACGTGGTCAGGCGCCAGCCGGTGATGAC